CAGAGCTTCCAGAGCTTCCAGAGCTTCCAGAGCTTCCAGAGCTTCCAGAGCTTCCAGAGCTTCCAGAGCTTCCAGAGCTTCCAGAGCTTCCAGAGCTTCCAGAGCTTCCCAAGTGGGGTCTAGGTAGGGTCTCGAGGGGGGGAGGTGAGAGGCTCGCTTCATGTCGAAAGCTAAAGGTTCAATCCTGTATTTCGCTCAAAAACGCCTCAAATTTTGATTTTAAATTTTGCTAGTGTTTGTTACCTGTAAAATTAAAACTTCAAAATTTACCCCATTTTTGACCGATTCTCAAGGTGATTTCCTGTATTTCCTAAATGAGGGGTGGTAGGCGATAGGCTTCATGTCGAAAGCTAAAGCCTTGAAAAAAATTCAAAAAATATTGAATAAACACTTGACAAATATTTTTCAATCTGTTATTTTATAATCATACAAATAAGCCGTTCAGCGATTTTAATAGTCAGTTCAGCGACTTATATTGTATTTAATATATTATTTTATATATTATTTTATATTTTATTTAACCATTTATTTTATAGGAACATTTATCATGAGAAAACTACTTAATACTAACGATGAAAAACTACGTCAATGGATACAAAAAAGCATTGATACAGGTAAAAGAGAATGTGAATTTTTGTATTCAGCCAATAACACCATTTTAAATGATCTATACAGAGCTAGATTAAATAAACTACCAGCAGTTAAGCATGAAACAGAAACACAACTAGAGTTAGAGACAGGAAGCATCTGTATTTCTAGTGCCATTGTAGAAAAGGATAGACACAGTTCAGCAATCGAATCAGCGACTAAAGCTTTAGAAAACAATCAAATAGTTTATGAAGTGAGATTTATAAATATTCCACAGCTTAAAACCTATGTAATGGTAAATGATGCAAACGAAAGAAGAAACTATGATATATTTGGGCTTCAAAGTGTGTACTATACTGAGAACCCACAAAAGTTTGTAGAGCTATTAGGTTTATCAAAGTAACAGTAAATATTATAGAGGTTATAATGAAAGCACTTTTAATAAGAAGATTAATTATAAATATAGCAAATGGTTCAGCAAATTTAAAGAACCATAAAATTCAGATAGTATCGTATGAAGAAATACTAAAAGAAGATCATCCTTACTATGTAGATACTACATTAGGAGAAGTATCTTATTTCTTTAGGGGTAAAGATTTATACGTACATATATGTTTGTTTTTTCCTAATGGAAAAGATCATAGCTTTTTAACAACAAGTTTTAAAATAATTAAAAAGGGGTAATGAATATGCTAGTTTACGTATTAGATAATATATTAGATAGACAAATGACTAAGGAGCAGATAGAAGTCCTTGAAGAGCTTCTAGTTGCTATCAGAAAACTAGATAATACTGATATTAATAATGCCTTTAAAGCTGAAGCACCTAATCACAAGGTGTTTGATGTATGTTATAAAGAGGATACATCACACTTAATTGAAAGGGTTGAGGAGGCTTTTCCTAATTTAGAAGGGTATATTGAGCAATTATCATGTGAAGATTATGTAACTGACCATGATAAATTTAATAATATAATGGAAGAAAATGAAGCAAAAGATGCACTTATTTCTAAAATTAATGATTGGAAAGATAGTGTAGATTTGTTTATAGATAATGTTTACGAGATGTATTAAGAATGGAATTATTTGAGTATCAAAAAGAGGGAGTAGAGTTTCTACTCTCTCATAATGGAGGAATGCTTTTAGATGAGCAGGGGCTAGGAAAGACTATTCAAGCACTTGAAGCAGTCAAAAAGACAAATGCTAAAGTGCTTGTAATAATCTGTCCAGCGATTATGCAAGGCACTTGGAAGCATCATGTAAATAATTTAATCCCTTCTAATATAACTACATACATTCATTCTTATGAATGGTATGTTAAGCTAACAAATTTTAGAGGATTACTTAAAGAGATTGTAAATAAGGAAGTTGCTGTAATAGTGGACGAAAGCCACTACATTAAGACTCCTACTTCTAAAAGAACTAAAACTGTTCAAGCATTATTATCGCTTGATAATATAGTATTTAAAGTTTTGTTAAGTGGAACACCAATAACTCGCGATGTAGATGATTTATTTACGCAGTTAAAGGTGTTTTATCCTAGTTTTTGCAGGTCAATTTTTGAATACAGAAAGCGTTATATGAATTGTATTCATAGTTATTTTGGGGATGTATTTAAGGGGTTTAAGAATGATTTAGCTAAAGATGAAATAATTAGTTATTTAAAGCATTGTAGTTTAAGGCGTACTAAGAAGAGTGCAGGACTTCAGTTACCGAGTATTACTCGGACACCTGTATTTGTAGACATTAATAAAAAGATTGCAAAAGAGTCTTTAAGCATTTTAGACTACGCAACAAAGGTGATTAGTGGTTCAGATGACTACAATATGTATGCAACTAATTTAGCAGAAGAAGCAAGTCATATTGCATCTGTAAGGAAAGCACTTGGGGTTGCTAAAGTTTCACCTACACTTGATTATATAGACCATTTAGTACAATCAGGAACTCAAAAACTAATTGTATTTGGTGTGCATATAGATGTGGTGAATTTATTGTATGAAGCATTAAAAGAGAAATATAAAGAGATTAAAACTCATAAAATAATTGGAGCAACTACACCGACACAAAGAGAAAAGATTATTAATGAGTTTCAGAATGAGGATACACCACAAATTATTGTAGCAAATATGGTTGCTTGTGGTGTTGGTGTTACTCTTACTAAAGCACATACTGTTGTATTTGCAGAGCTTGACTTTACGCCTGCTAACATTATGCAAGCAGAAGCAAGAGTACATAGAATAACGCAGGAGCATATTGTAAATTCTATATTTATAATTGCAAATGAATCTCTTGATGCAAAGATATTAGGCATAATAAGAGAGAAGATAGGAGTTATTAAAGAAGTTATTTAAAGGAGAAATATTTATGGGAAGAAAAAAGATGTATTCTGATGAAGAATTACGACTTAAACACAAAAAGTATCAGCAGGAATACTATGAAAAAAATAAAAATAAGATAAAGGAGCAAAGGAAAGGTTACTATAAAAGTAAAAAGGATGTTCCACCTCAAGATGTTCAGCCTCAAGAGGAGAAAGCACATAGTTTTATTAGTCCTTCAAGTTTAGAGAGAGTGCTTATTTGTCCAGCATCTGCAACATTGTGTGAAGGGTTACCTGATGAAACTACTGTATATTCTAAGGAGGGTACAGGATTTCATGAGCTTATGGAGTATGATAATACATTTGTAGATACTATAAAACTTGATGACTATTTTAATTCAGCAAAGGAGTTATTAGTATCTTATACCTTTTCAGAGAGTGTATTAAGGGAGTTATCTGAGTATTGGTATCAGACTTCAGAGTTTATACAAACTATGAAAGATAATTTTACGAGTAAAGGTTTTGAGATTACTGAGTACAAGGAACTTAAACTTCCTATGTATTATAGTCCAGTTGATTTTGGAACATTAGATTTAGGTTGGGACTGCAAGCTTCCTTCAGGAAAGCACTTAATACTTATTTTAGATTATAAGTACGGTAAAGGTGTTGAAGTAGAAGTTAAGCACAATCCTCAAGTTATTTCATATGCAAAAAGTTTTATTGAGTATTTAAAGGGTATGAATAATTTGAAAGAGGAAGATATAATAAGCGTTCAGACAATTATATATCAACCTAGAATAGAGTATTCAGCACCTGCAAAGAGGCAAGCATATTCATTAAAGGAACTTCAAGATGAAGCAGATAAAATTACTAAGGTGGTTGAGCTTGCGTATTATTTATATAAAGCAAAGAGATATGAAATAGATGAATATGCACGAGTTGATGATAGAGCGTGTAAGTTTTGTAAAGCTAAGAAGTTGTGTAAAGCATATAACGATCAGATGTTATCTTTGTTAAGTGATTTACCACAAGTTAGTGATACAAGTGTAGTAACTAATGAACAAATAGTTAAGGTATTAGAGTTTGAAAAAACTGTATTACCTAAAATAAATGAGTATATTAAATTTATTAAATCAAATGTTGAGGATAGATTACTTGCAGGAGATAAGATAAATGGTGTTCATTTAGTTGCAGGAACAAGTAGAACTCAATACATCAATGATACTTCTAAAGTAGTAGAGATATTGAAAGAAGAAGGCATTGATGCAGTTGACCATACTGTGAAATTGAAAACAATTACAGAAGTAAAGAAAGAAATTTCTAAAGTAATTGTTGACAAAGAAAAACAAGAGAGTATATTGAACACTATCACATATAAACCAGAAGCAAAACCTAGAGTTGAGCTTTTTGATGATGTGAAGTTAGTAGATAGTTTAGTAAATAGTTAGTAAATAGTTAGTAAATAGGAGAGTAAATATGAAATCAAAGTCCAAACAACTCATTAAAGCGACAGGTTTACAGAAGTTAGCGTATGATAATTTTTGTAAAGCTGTTATCACAATAACAGAAACAATACCCACATCATTATTTTTAACAGATAGTAAAAAGCATAATCATTTTAATGTAATGTTTTTTGATGATAATGAAAACATTGTATTAAAAGCAAAATATCTGTTTAAAGATATAACATTTCCAGAACCTGTATCAAGAGAAGATATTAGGTATGATACAGAGTGGGAATCATCAGATTGCAAAAAGAAATATAAAAATGAGTGGAAAGATTTTTATATGGATGCACTTAACCATGATACAGAAATTATTTCTAAATGGTTAGATTCAGCGTTTTTTGCAATAAAGTGTATGAATAATAAATATGATTTTAAAATTTCAGAAACACGACAAAATCTTGTAGATTTTGAATTAACAAGTGTTGATGAAATGATGTTAGAGTAAATAGTAATTAAATAGTAAATAAATAGGAGAATAAATATGGCAAAAAAATTAGTAATGAAAAACAGTAAAGTATATAAGAAGGTTGCTACACCTGTAGGAAGATTACTTTGGATGAATTTGGTTAATCCTAAATCACCTACTGATGCAATGCAACCAAACAAATACACTTGTACTTGTGCATGGGATCCTAAAGATGCAACACAACAAGTAGCAATTAAAGGTTTGTTTGATGCAATCTTAGATGTAGCAAGACAAGCATACAATGATAACACTATTACACTTGCAGATTTAAAAGATAATAATGCGTTATCAATCGTTAAAGATGGTGCAGATATGCAAGATTATTTAACAGGATTATTGATTACTTCAGCATCTACTGGTGCAGACAGACCACCAAAGGTATTTGGTCCAGTAATGGCACAAGGTGAATTAAGCAAAGAGGAAATCTCTAAGATTAATCAAGGGGACTATGGTAGAATGGTAATTAACATTTCAGCATATCAAGTTCCTCAAGTTAAAAAGAGTGGGATTACTGCTTATCTAACACTTGTACAATTTGCAAGAAAAGGTGAGTATCTTGGTGGTTCATCTGATGGAAGAAATCTTTTAGATGATTTAAACATCGAGGCAGCCAATGAAGATGAAAAAGCAATCTTAGATAGTCTTCCAATACAAGACACTCCAGCACCTGCTAAAAAAGAAACTAAGAAAGAGGAAGTGAAAGAGGAAGTAAAAGAAGAGCCTAAAGATGAATCATTTAATGATTTATTTAACTTTTAATTAACCATTTAAGTAGAGTGTGTAAAGCACTCTACATTTTATAGGAGATAAACATGGCAGATAAATTAATAATCAGAAAAAGAGTTCCAGTTGTAACAAGACATAAAGCATTAGTAGCTTACCTATTAGATAGAGATATCATCAAAGAAGGTGAGTACAGTTTAATTGAACATGCAGATTATCAAGAAGTTCAAGGTCAAGATGTAATTGGTGTATTGCCACTTCAGCTTGCATCTTATGCAAAAAGTATTACAGAAGTTCCATTAAATCTTACACCAGAAATGAGAGGCAAAGAGCTTACATTTGATGAAGTAAGTAAGATTGCAGAGAAACCTGTAAAATATATTGTTCGTGAAGTAGATAGTACAGATGGAGTAGATTACTACTATACTATTTTAGAAGGATATAATGATAAGGAGTATGAGTTAGCTTATAAATATTATAGACATACAGAAATAGACAAGCAATACTTTAAAGACTTTGATGAGATAGCTAAAGCACGAACAGTATATGGCGATATAATAAACGCATTGTTTGGTATCTTTGATATCTACACTATTGAAAACAGAGGGTGGAGAGAGTTTGAATTTATGAGATTACCTCGTTTAAGATATCGTTGCAGTTTAGTATATGATGATGAAACTACATCACCTGTAAGTATTGAAATGGAAGAATTTACTAGAGATAAAGTATTAAAGTTTATTGATAAACTTATAGAGATGTGTTTATAAAATAAAAGCCCCTTGTATATGGTCATCAAATACAAGGGGAACATCATGGATGTATAATGAATGTTTGTTGATTTAACAAGTAAAAGGTAGCACAGCATGATATATATTACAAGAGAAAATTTTATCCTTCCTACTAATAGTTCAGATTACTATGGTTTGGATACTGAAACCACTGGACTTGACCCTGTTTCTGATAAGTTAAGATTAGTTCAGATAGGAGATACTAAAGAACAATTTGTTTATGATTTATTTAAGCTAGACCCTGAACAAATTAAGTTACTTGGTAATTTTATAGCATCTAATAAATTTTATATTCACAATGCTTTGTTTGATGTTCCATTTTTATTTAATACATTTGATATTAAGTTTATTACTTGTATTGATACGATGATTTTATATCAAGCAATACTTAGACAAACTTATTCAGATAGTAGAAGCACAATTAAATATCCAAAGAGTTTGTCTGCATTAATGAGAATATTATTTAATAAAGATATTAGTAAAGAAGAGCAGACTAGTGATTGGAGTATGATGTGTTTAAGTGAGGAACAAATTGACTATGCAAGTAAAGATGCTTTATTTGTATATATGATAGGAAACAAATTAATTAAGCATGAAGCTTCAAGCACACTTAATTTTAGAATAAGCATGAGAGCTATTAATGTATTATCTAGAATAAGATTAAATGGTATTTGTTTAGATACAAATGAATTAGATAAACTTGTAGCAGAGTGGACTAGTAAAGTTAATGAAGCAGAGAAACAGTGTGAAAAAATATTTGGTAATATAAATATAAAATCATCTGTACAGATAGGAGATTGGATAAGCAAGCATATAGATACTAGTAATTGGGAAAAGACTGAAAAGACAGGAAAGTTAATTACAGATGCTGATGCTTTGAAAGCACATTTATCAGAGCTTCCAGAGTTAGAATATTTAATTACCTATAAGAAGTATAACAAGTATCTTTCTACTTATGGAGATAACATTAAGTTATTTATTAATCCTAAAACAAATAGGATACATGGTTCTTATACATTAGGATATACAGATACTGGAAGGTTAAGCAGTATGAAACCAAACATACAGAACTTTCCTAGAGAAGAATGGTACAGAAAATTATTTGTTCCTCAAGATGACAATGTATTTGTATGTGCAGACTTTTCACAAGTAGAAGTAAGGGTGGCTGCCATCTTATCAGGTGAAGAAAATATGCTTAAAGCATATAGAGAGGGGAAAGATTTGTATAAACATACAGCAAGTTTACTGTTTAGGAAACCTGAGGAAGAGATTACTAAAGAAGAAAGACAGAGGGCTAAAGCAGTGGTTCTTGGACTTCAGTTTGGTATGGGATATAAAACGTTATGTAAGTATGCGTTAAACTATGGAGTAAACTTATCTGAGGAAGAGAGTAATACATTAGTAGTTAGATACAAGGAAGCATATCCTAGACTAACTGCATGGCAAGTAGAAACTACTTCAATCGCATCAGAACTTTTAAGCACTCAAACTGTGTGTGGATTAAAGCGTAAGTTAAGCGATGATAATTATTATACTTGTAGTTTAAATACGCCTGTGCAAGGTAGTGCAGCCGAAGTAATACTTGTTGCATTAACTGTTTTAGATGAGTATATACAGAAGAATAATTTATCAGCAAAGATAGTTGCTACAGTGCATGATGAAATATTAGTGGAGTGTAGTAAAGAAGATTCTTTAAGAATAAAGAACGCCTTAGAAAATATTATGCACAAAGCTTTTATCTTTGTATTTGATAGAGTAGGAATTAAAGGAGCAGATGCTAATATAGTTGAAGCTCATATTGGGGGTAATTGGTATGAAGCAAAATAGAAGTGATTTATGGAAAGAGCTTATTTATAAAGTAAATCAAACTACATCAGATATGACAGAGATTATAATGGATAGAGCTATCCGAATTGGATTATATGATGATGTAAAAGAGTCTGAAGATTTAGGATTAGCTCATACTTGTAATATGCTTCTTGAGCGTATTAGTGATTTATATGTAAGAGTTTTAGAAATTAGAATACAAGGTGCTTTTATTGATAAGGAGAATAAAAATGAAACAAAATAATATAATTGAATTAGGAGTTATTTCAAATAATGAACTAATAATAGGAGAAATAAACAAACATAATACAGATAGAGTATTACGTTCTGAAAGAGATGTAGATAAGGCAATTAAAGAAACTCTTGAGTTCATAAAGATAACTAAGAAACATTATGGTGATAAAGATTTTAGTTCAGATGCTTTAGTGAACTTTTCAGATTATGTATATATGTTAAGAAATCATTTATTAGATTGTAGAGATAAGTTAAACATAGTGTTACATGACTTAGCTACAGAAGTACGAAAAGAATTGGAGGATAAAGATGAAGCAAAGTAATTATGGTATATGGAATTTATTAAAGTATAGAGTTGATGAACCAAATAAATACAGTAATGTTGTGGATAAAGAAGTACAGTTTGACTATTTTAATAGAGAAGGTGCTATTAGAGATTTATTTAAAACAACTACTGATCCAAATGTCAAACAAGTTTTAAGGTTTGCTATGGAATTAAATAATCAATACAGACAAGAAGCGATGGAGCTATATTATATTCTTAATACAATACAGTCATCCATGCGAACTATATTAAATAATACAGAAAATGCAATAAGTAATGCTTATTTATAGGAGAATAAAGATGATGCGAAATAAAGAAGTTATACAAGAAGTTAGGACAGCACTCTTTCACATGTTGAAAGAATATACACGGATAGAAGATAAACATCGTGTAGTGAATCCTTTTGAAATAAATAATATTACATTTGAGTATTTATCAGATGTTAAAGATTTGTTTAAAAATTTTAGCACAATAGTAGATGATGTTTATATAGAAGCTATGAAAAGTAAAGGAGAGAAATAAAATGAGTTATGCAGAAGATGAAGGATTTTATTATGATACAGATATGCTTAGGGAAGATTATGAAAGAGAAGAAAGATGGCGTGAAAGTTTGATAGTACATGACTCAGGTTATACCTATGATGAAATTTGTACTATGTTAGAAGATACATTTAGAGGATTAATGGAGAAATAAAATGATAGTCATTATTTGTTTTATAATTTTACAAATACTTTTTGATATACTTATATGGTTAGGCATAAGGTGGATAAATGAAGATAATCATAAGCATCTGTTAAATCATAAAGAGGCTATACAAAAGATTATTGATTGTCTATGTTTAAAGGATTAATGGAGAAATAAAATGGATAACATTGATAATTTCGTACAAGAAGTAGCATTAACTATACCAAGTAAACTTAAAGAACAGCTTGGAAATACTAAGTGTCCTGAAATGATTAGCTATAAATTATCTTTTAGGCTTAATGATGAAACTGAATTAGATAATTTATGTAGTAAGTTACTAGGACTATTTCAAAAGAGTGGAAATAGACAAGCAGGATTTTACTATGTACCAATTTTTACTAGTATCCTGTTTGATAAAGCAGATGAAATATCTCTGCTTGTAACAGAAGATTATCTTGATTATGCAACAGAAGGAGAATAAATATGAGAACATATACATTAGAAGAAATAATATCATTAGCTAAATTCATATATGATTTAGCTTATATACAAGGTTATACAACTAGTCAAAAGAATGAACCCTTTACAGTAGATGTAACTTGGTTTTGTAATATGTTAGCTAAGTCATTAGAAGATGCTGAGTGGGCTACAACTGAAGAAGTTAGACAAACCATCGTAGATAAATTTGAGAGTAAAGCAGAAAAACTAGATGCCTTTGCAATGAAATTATTAGCTAATAATGCAGAAGCATTAGGTGTAATACATGAAGACTATGTAACAGAAGAAGAAAAAGAAATCTTATCAAATATATTTAAAGATATTGTAACTGCTATGGAAAATAAAGCTAAGAATGAAGTAGTAAACTAAATAAAAAATCCCCACAAGCAAATATGGAAGTAAGGACTTGTGGGGAAAGAATCGATTTAACCATTTATTTTATAGGAATTAAACATGAATACATATTTAACTCATTATTTATTATATAACATAGGTTTAATTAGTCAAGAAAATTCTTGCACGATTTAGTTTTTTATGTTATTAGTTTTAACATTGTTAGTTTATAAGGGTAAAAAGTATGGAAAACTTAAAAGAATATTTTCAAAAAAGTCAAAGGTGGTTGCCTTGCGTAGGTAAAGCACCACGTCGTATAAGAACTTCATCCATTGATTGGAACATAATCGGAAATCAATACACTGCTAAAGAAGTATGGGAATATAAAAAAGATAATCCTGCTATTGGTTGGGGAACTGTTGTATTTAAAAATGACCCTTTAATTGTAGTTGATGTAGATGGTTTAACAGATGCAGGAATAGATTATATAAACAGATTTAATACATTACCCTTATCTAATACGGCTGTATCCACTGTATTAGGTAAACTGACAATAAAGGATACACTGGTAGAGAAGTCCCTTTCAGGAAAGGGACTTCATATCTACCTTTTATTAGATAAAGAATGTGATATACCAGCACTATCAAGATATGAAGAAACACTAGGTGGAATGTGTAAACACATAGAAATATTTAATGGTGGTAGTAATGAAGATGATAGTAAAGGAAAGTTCATTGTATACACAGGGAACATAATAAAAGATTTTAAGTTAGACTTTAGTACTACAAACGTACCAGTAGTTGAGCAACCAACTAAGGATAATATACTAGCATTTACAGATGTAAATTTATTACCTGTATATACTCATAAATATCCAGTAAAGAAACTTTTAGATATTTTATTAGATAATCCTCAATTTGAATTGTTATTTAATAAAGGAATACTATTTAAAGAACAAGATTTAGATATTAATACCTTTGAAACTGTCAGAGAAGAAGTTACAGATACCTCTGTAAAAGTATTTAAAATGGTTTCTATATTAGTTTCTAATTGTCAAAATTTTGAAACTATAGATAAAGTATTCAAACAAAGTTTCTTTTATAAGCATACTCACTGGGGACTAGAGGGAAAGTGGGATAGATTAATTAATGCTCATAATAATTCTAACCCAGTTCTTTCAGCATACAATGCGAAAGTAATGGCAGCTAGGTCTTTAGGAAAACCTGATTATTACTTCTTTAAAGGTCCATATACTACAGAAATAGTTAAAGAAAAGAATAGAGAAATAAGGTCAGAAGCTAAAGAAGCATTACAATTAAATACTCTTAATAAAATAAAAAGTCATATTCAAAACATTATGAATATAAATGAATTTCTTTATTCAGAGTATACAAAGATAGATGAAACTTTTAAAAAGTTTGATATAGAAAATTTAGATTTAGATATGCTAGAAAGTGATAAGTATTTAAGTGAGATGTATTGGAGTCTTTATCCATTTACTTTTGCAATAAATAATGATTCACAAAAAGATTGGATAACATACGATATTGAAAAAAAACAGTATATATTACTAAATAGAGAATCATTAAGAATACATATTACAAATTTATTAATGGAATTGTTTCCTAATAAATCTCATAGCTTCAGAAAAAATGTTGCATTAGCTACATTAGATTATTATGAAACTTTGAATAAACCTGTAATAGATATTTCTAAAACAAATGATTTTATATCTCTTAATCAAAAAGAAAAAGGATATTACTATAAAGTTAAAAATGGAATACTCGATGTATATAATGCAAAATTACTAGAGAATACTCCTACATTTTTATCTTTTTCAGAATTTCCATTTGAAGTAGATGAACATTTTTTAGAAGCACTTAGAACTAAAAATATAAATCCTGTAATAAAAGGAACTCTATTTGAAAGATTTTTGTATTCATCATTTCCAATAGAAATGTTACAGGAAGAACTTTTAGAATTAAATAATAATTCAAAGTTAATAAATGAAGAAGGAAATATTTATAAACTAGCTAATAGTAATAGCTCATATAGATTTTCTTCACAACTTGTAGTACTTCAAAAAATGTTAGGATATACAATTATTCCTAGACATATGTACAATTCTGATAAAGCATTAATACTTTACGGAGTTGCAGGTAGTGGAAAGAGTACACTTGCAAAACTTTTAGGATATCTTTTAACAGGTAGAAAAGATTTGTCAGGACTTACTACATCTTTTTGTGCATTAGAAAAAAATCAATATGCACTTGCACCTTTTAAGACTGCACCAATTATTGTAGTAAATGAATTGCCTGATAGATTTAGTAGTGAAATACGTGGTACATTAAACGCACTTATATCAGGAGAGAGTGTAGATATAAATGAAAAGTTTAAACCTAATTATTCTATGCAACTTCCAGGTAAAATAGTGTTGATAGGTAATGTACTACCAAAGATTATAGATGCTTCAGGTTCATTAACTAGACGAAGTGTTATAGTAAACTTTCCTGTTAATGTTTCTAAAACAGAAAATGCTATTGACCATATAGACGACAAATTAATTGAACCAGAAAATTTAAGAGCGTTCTTTTTGTTTTGTTTGGTAGGAGCTTTAGATGTATTAAAAACTAAATATACAGTTATTTCTAAAATAGGTTATGAGTTACTTATGAAAATGGAACAACAAAATAATCCTGTGGAAGAAGTATTAAAAGAAACTACTGAGTTTATTACTGATGAAGAGTTTAAAGAAGATATGATGTATAAGAATTTATTAATTCCTAAGAATGATTTAATAAATCATATAAAGGATTTTCTTACATCAAGTTATAATCTTACTCCATATACAATCAAGACCTGGCCAAGTTTGGGTGGGCTATGTTCTGGAATAGCATCTTATATTGCTAAACATTTTAATCAACCTGAACATTACATATATGGAAAGATGACTTTAGGAAATAATAATAAATACAAAAAACATTCTGCACCAGTAGAAGCTTTTAGAGGATTAAGATTGAAAAACTTTATCCCTGAAACAGAGCAGGAAGAAGATGATTTAGAAGGAGTATTTTAATGGACTTAAATAGTTATATAGAAAACATAGAGTACTTTCATATAGGAAAGAAAACCACAGTGTGTTTACTAACACTCAATAATGGTTTTGAAATTGTAGCAACTAGTGCTTGTTTAAATGATATGTCGTACAAAGAAGATATAGGTAAAGCTGTTTCAAAAGAACTAGCTTTACAAAAACTGTATGAGTATCTTACAGTCAAACAAGCCTTGGATTTTAAGAAGGAGAAAAAATAATATGGAAACAAAAGAATTATCAGAGGATGAAATAATGCAGGATAAAATCTTTGTTGATTTAGATAATGATAGTAACGAAAGATTACTAGCGTATCTTTTTGATAATATAAGTATTTACAGAGCATCTATATCTAATGTTGGTATCAGAATGGTACTTTGTAATATATTAATGCTAATAGGTGTGCTACTTACAAGAGCTTTGGGTTGCACTCCAGAAAATTTAAAGGAGAAAGAAAATGATAATGCCAATGCCAATTCACACTAATTCATGCTCTTGTTGTGATAAGCCTATGCCCACTTGGGGGATTATTACTATTGTTGTTATAGTGTGTGTTTTCTTTTTTGCATTTCTGCCTATATGGACAGTAATGTTAGAGGACTTTTTTAGTATGTGGAGTAATTTTATTTATGGAGTAAAAGAGAGTATCAAAGAGTGGAGGAAAAAATAATATGGAACTAACTAGAGCAGAGCTATATGAAGAGATAGAATCGTTACATATTAGATGGAAAGATAAATTTAAAGAATTACTCTTACAATATAAACAAGCATGTATTAATAAAAATAAATCTGAGATAAGTTATTTAGAACAAGATTTAGTTAATATGTATTATCATGCTTTACATAATAATCCTTTTAAGGATTTAGATAGATTATAAAATTAATAGGAGAAAGAATATGGAACATAACTATCAAGAAGAAGTTAAAAAAAGTTTTAAAAGATTTTTAGATTCTTTTAAACAAGTAAACAGATCATTTACAGGGTTGAACCTTATGAATGATAGAAATGAAATTAATATGTATCTTCAAACTTTGATGATATCTTTAATGAGTATGTATCGAGATTTAGCTGTACTTGAACATGATAATTTTGTTAATTGTTTAAAAGAAGCACAAGTAGATTTATTGGAGAAAAAAGATGGAAGATAAAATAAATATTGATAACCTAAGTAATCCAGAATTACTACTCATACTTAGAGATTATATTAAAGACTATCAACAAGAAGTAAATAATGATTCAGAAATTCATACAGTATTAAGATTAATGTATCTATTACTAGTTAGAGCATTAGGCTGTAAATTGGTAGATGAAATAGAGGAGAAAGAAAATGGCAGAAGTTAAACCTAATTTAGAAATATGGGTTAGTGGATATGTCAATCAATTAAATGATATTAGAGCAAGACTCAATGTTTTAGCAGGATATTGTGAAACAATACAAGAAACTATACCTAGTATAGCAGAAGAATTAGCTCTTATAGAAAATGGAAATAAAATTCTTATGGACTATTTTAATAGTGAAATTAGAAAGGAGAAAGAAAATGGTAAGGAGTAAACCACACAGTAGAGTAGTACAAATGTTTAAGAGAGGGGAGAAGCTTCAAGGAATTATCTTTATGGACAATTACAATGGATCTTATCCTTATTATGGAGAAGTTCATCATGGTGCGAAGATTTATACATCTGAAAACTTTGTGGATGAAGACTTCGTAGAACAATGGATTGATCAAAAGTTTAACGAAATTATTGGAGGAGATAAATGATACATTTAATTTATGATGCAACAATTTATTTAAACATTGATAATGCTAAAACTATCAATGTTGATACTGTAGAAAATAAAATTATAATTACTTATAGAGGAAGTAACAAAGCTGTAATTGATGTAGCTTCTCATCCTAAAGTAAAAGAACTTATAGATTCCTATGAGGAAAAAGAAAGAGACGGTCTTAAAAAATATATTTGTTTTAAAGTATTAGAAATAATACTAGAAAGACTTTCAAAAACAGACGAAAAACTTTCTCCTATAATTAACTTAGAATCTGTGTTAAATACTATACATAAGAAATCTGAAGAACAGGAAGAAAAAGAAATGATTCCTGTTACTGTAGATAAAGATGGTAACATAACTAAGGTAATTAAGGAGAATGAAAATGATAAATAAAATTTATAATATAGTATGCTATATATGCGTAGTAATATTATTAGCATTACTGGTTGCAGTAGTTGTTAATAAATCGCACGCTGTAGAAAATAGAGGTGTATCTTTTATTCTTTCAATGTGTAGTGATAAAGCTAAACAGCAAAAGAAACTATTTAAAAAGATATATGAAAACGCTACAGTGCTAAACGCTGGATGGTTATACGGTGCTACTTCTAATCCAGATAAATGTACTTGGGCTGCACGCTTCTACAATGACCCACGTCCTAAAAGAGTTAGAATACACGTATGTAATTCTACTTGCTTTCCAGAACGTGGAAGAACTTGCTCACCTAAAGAGTGCTTTGCTGGTTTTAAATCAGCAAGTGAAGCAAGTAAAGCTATCAATGCAAATAATAAAAACATCTTTGCAAGAGTAGATAGAATAATTGAAATGATTAAATCAGATTATAAGTCTGCTCCTAAAGATAAAGATGGCAAATCAACTATTGTAGATTTTGCAGTATCTTCTTGTATGGAATGTACTTTATCAGATAGTGCAAGATTAAAACTAATTAACTACATTAAAGATAAATTACAATCAATAGAAAAAGAAAGAGCTTCTCAAGGACTTTCTGCTATTGCATGGGTAGATAATCCATTAGATAGTAGAAATTGTTTTAAAGGATACATTTGTGAAAAACATGGTACTCCTGATGTAGGTAAAAATGGTATTGCTGATAATGATGGTGAAGATTATGATGGAATTAATCAAATTAATTATTGGAATAATAATACTGATGCTTACATGGCTCTTGCTTGGAAGCCTTGCTTTAATGGTGCTGCAGATGTAGCAGGTACTTCTAATGCTGGTGGTAAATTTATTCCTCCACAAAACAGAACTGGTTACTGTACTGTAAATAAAGAAGGTCCAGAGTTTTCACCTGTAACAAATAAAGATTTAAAACTTGATGTAAAGAATGATAAAGCAAACTACAAAGCAAACACTACAAAAGGTTGTGGTTCTTTTGAAGAGTTTGATAAAACTTTTGTATGGAAACTTGCAGATAAAGAAAGAAACTTTACTACATGGTTAGCTCCAGCTAAATATAAAAAGTTTTCTAAAGTAGAATTAATCTGTGATGGTAAAGTAGTTGATCATAGTTATCCTCAAATAGGATACAGATTTGGCCAAGATTATTCACATGATAATCCACCAAGAAGAAAAATATATGACTTTAGAAAAAATATAGGAACTTATCCTATAGAAGGTTTCTGTGTACTTCATGCAGATAAATACTGCTGGCGTATGCAGTATCCATATTTTAGACCAGTGAAGAAATAATTATGGAAAAGAGAACTTACGCAATAGGAATAGATCCAGGACAAACAGGAGCAATAGCAATCTTTCAATTAGATGAAGGAGAATATTATTTAGACTCTGTATTTGATTATGCAGATAAAGATTTATTTATGCCTGTACTCAGGGAAATATCTCTTATAGAGAATTGTACTTCAGTTTGTATAGAAGCAGTACACTCTGCACCTGGGCAAGGTGTAAGTTCTACTTTTAAATTTGGTGCAAACTTTGGCTGGTGGATAGGAGTACTTGATGCACTCGGGTACTCCTATACACTAGTTACCCCTCAAAAATGGCAGGGATTATTATTTAAAGATTTTAAAGATAACATAGGGCAGCTAAAAGGTTCTACAAAAGAAGTATCCTTATCAGTTGCTAGAAATTTATTTAGTCGTAAGTATGATACAATAGGAGTATTTAATAGAAAAAAAGATCATGGAAGAAGTGATGCTTCTTTAATAGGATGGTATGGAATATTACAATTACACTGAAGATATTGAAATAGACATAGATTGTCCAGGAGAACAAAAACTTTGTATTGCTTGTATCATACAAGCAGTAAAAGATATTCATTACCGTTGTCATGCAGGTTATACTTATTCTGCTCAAACACGTACACGTATTAGGGAGCAAGCTACTAGATGGTTTAAGTCTGATAGTAAAGAACCCTTTAGTTTTTTATGGTGTCTTGAACATGCTTTCCCAGATTTATATGATACAATCAATGTAGACTACATCATACAAACTTGTCTAAAGAAACCTCTGAGATGTAAGCGAGGTATCGGTCTCCTTCCAAATTCTCATTCATCAAGTTTGTATATAAAGCAGTAACCATTGCTAACTCTTTCTTATACCTATTATGTAAAGCATTCTCTATATTCTTAGGAAGTCCAATCTTACTTACATAAATATCCCTAGCTTTATATAAGTTCTCAATATCTTCCTTAACACTAGGTTTAGCACATGCTCTTTGTCTTACAGCTAAATCAATTATGTTTTTAAATCCTCCATGTTGAACTCCGATACTAAAGAGAGCTTCATTAACTGCAAAATTATCTGTATCAAATCCTTGAAGTTTTGCATATCTTTGTACAGGTTTAAAGTGAGTAAGCTCTATAAATTCATACTGGTCTTTTTCAAACTCAGGGTCTTCTTGAGCTACAGTTACCCATATCTTATCAAACTCTTTACTACCTGGATTTGCATATTTAAACTTATCATTAAATCTGCTCCACGCAATATACTTCTTTAGTGTTCCTGACCTTACAGATAATTGATACTTCCCATAACTCTTTCCACCAGGATCACTTGCATTATAAGAAATTGTTTCTACACTACGTGGATGATTTCCACTCTCAAAATATGCTGCTACATCTCCTTGTATCATTCTTCACTCTCCTTTTTCTTTTTAGACTTAGACTTAGCCTTAGACTTTTCTTCTTTAGGTGGAAGTTCCTTTCCTAATAACTGAGCCTTTCTAGCTAATTCCATTTCTTTATAATCATTCCTTAATGCAGTTACTTCTTTATGTGCAGCTCGTTTTCTTTCTTTTGTAAATTCAGATGTATTATTTAATTCGTCTAAATATTCTTTAACCATCTTATTTTTTTGTTCTATAAGTTGTAATCTCTCTTTACTATCTTGAGTAATGTTAATTGTTCTATACCACACATTTAATAATTGAGTAGCTTCATAAGCTAAATTATATTTATTATATAAGGTTTGTTGTTCTGGAGTATGAGGTTTTCCATCTACTGTATCTATCTTATTATAATAATCAGATACATATACGGAGAATAATTTTTTCAATTCTCTATCTTGTTTAGTATAAACATATTTATCAGCAGGAGTTATTAATGGAAATAAATATTCTCGTAAAGTTTTTCTAGTATAATTAGGAGTAACATTTTCATTTAATTGCAGTCTAACATAATTATATAAATCACGATTAGGTCCTAGAAAAGATAATGAATTTAATGCAGCATCAAAACTAGCACTTGCTACACTTCCAAAACCTATTATATCATTTAATACATAATCCCACATTGAAGGTGATACACCAGGAATAATTCTATTTAATACTAATGATAATGTACTAACATTTGGTCCTAATAGTTTACTAGGAATATCTTTAAACCTATACCAATCTCCTGCAGAATGCACACTGTATCCAGAGAACATATCACTAAACTTAGTGGTATTAGCACCTGTTAAACCTTGAAGCAATGCAAGCCCTGCAGGAAATGCTCCTCTAGGAGCATTAAATAAACCTAAAGTATTATCAAAGGCTAGCATTTTTATAAAATCTCCCATTAATTTTGGAGAAAGTTTTGCTGATACTCTACCAAAATTAAATGCCATAGCTGGTTCATTTGATACAGGTAATTTAAAAATAGTATTTCCTATTTTAAATCTAATTGCTGACTGCATCATTTCATCATCATCTTCTAATAATAATCCTGATAATTGGGTTAATGCTCCAAGTACAATTAATTCACAAGCTACCCCAGCTGCTCTTTTTGGATTTTGTTTTGCCCATCTTCCATACTCAACCATACCATTTAATCTTGCACCAAAGAACATAAAGTATCTATTTAGTTCTCTAGTAAGTGCAGAACCTCTTGCAAAATCTGTAGTACACTCTCTTAAAATTTTAGCATATTTATTTATAAATTCTTCAGATAATTCCTTAATTGGTCTGCCTTGTAAATAATTATATAATTGAGCATATTGATCTTCAGATAAATTTAAGTATTGTAAAAACTCCTCATTACCTGCTTTATCCCATATAGCAGCTTGCTCTTGAGTTAATATAGGTTTAACTACAGATTCTGTTAAACCATTCTGTGCTAAAGTCTTTTTAGAAAATCCATCTAAACCAGCTAGGTTTTCTCTAGATACTTCAAAAGCATCTATATCAATTCCATCATTCTTCATTAATAATTTTAACTGGGTGTACCTACCTACCTTATCAGATGCTTCTAAAAATTTTATAAATTGTCCCCATCTACTTCTTGGTACAAGTTCACCTTCAATATGTTTAAATTCATTTAAATCATATACTGTTCTAAAAGATGTGTTAAATCCTAAACCTAATTTATCTAAAGTAGTTAATCTACTATCCATAGCAGTATTATTAACTATTCCTTTTATTCCTGGAATTAACCAATCATTAATCATTGTATCAATATAAGTTTGGAATACTTCTTTAATCTGACTAAAGGTTAATAACTCTGAATCTTTATACAAAGGATTCTTAATCATTAACTCTGTCATATCTCTTGTGGAGTTTGTAAATAATACAAATGGTAAAGATAAAGAGGTATAAAACATTTTAGTTAAGTGCATTAACTTATTATTAATAACAGTCATAGTTTTTAATGCAAGTGCACCTGTACTATCCCCTTGCAATAAATCTGTTAATGCAAATTTTACTACTCCAGATAAAAATTTTGGATCCATTACTTGGAATACTACTACATCCCCATTAGCATCATAAATACTAAACTTATTAGTATCACTCTTTAATAAATTTGAAAACTCACTATCTACTTTTGGAAATATATTAGCCAATTCTGCAGCAGCAGTACCTGTAACTTTTGCATATAAAGCTCTAATATCATTATATTCTTCACCTTCAGGAATAGTATTAAATGGATCTTCTACAGGATTAGGATTATTAACTTGCAACATACTTCTTACATAGTTTTCTATAGCACGAACATATCTCTTTTCTTGTTGTTTTTGTTCTGCAGTTTTTAAAGAGTTACCATCTATTTTATTTATTACTTCCTTAATTTGTTTATCTATATCTTCAATAGCATCTAATACTCTAGATTGTTCTTCAGGAAGTATTCGTTGAAGTATATGGCCATATCCAGTTAAAGCTGCTTCATCAGAACTCATAGATTCTCCTGTTACAGGATTATAATTAGCACTTATAATATCTTCTGAATATTTACCATAACCAGCTAGTGATGCTATAGATTCTAAGCAAGAAAATGTATGAGCTTTACATATTTGAGTTTTAGTTTGTAATGCTATACTATCAAATAAATCTTTTACTGTTCTATCACTTCCTTCTCTTGGCATAGATACATAAGACGAATCTTCCGATACATTATCAAGATAAGAGATAAGTTCATCTCCTACAAAATTTCTTATCAATGGTACATGAAATGCTCCAGCTGTAGCTTCTAATCTTTGCATATATATTTTAGTAGTTGTAGAAGCTTGTTTCATATAATTACTTACATGTCTATTAAAATCATATATAGCTTTAGCAGCATTATAATATACTGCATATTTTTTAGGATCATTTATTATTCTATTATATTCTCTTAAAGCAGATACAATACTCAATCCTGTATTAGTAGGTTCTATGGTTCTTCTAAATAAAGTATTTATAGCTTCATTAATAGATATATTATGTTTACTTGCATAATTAGTTACTACTAAATTATTAGCAAATATACGTTTATACTTAGTTAATGTGTCAATAAAATATTGATTAGTATATTTAGTTTTATCTGAATATATATTTCTTAAATCAGATTCATTTCTTATATAATCAAATATATGAATTAAATCTTGATTATTAACATCAAATGTATCTAATTCAATAAAGTGTTTCCATAAGTCTATACTAATATCACCTTCTTTTTTAGTGTTTAACATCATTAATGTAGTAGCCACTTCTATAAAAGCTCTAGGATTGTCTCCACTCACAGAGTTTACTAAAGTTATATAAGCATCATTTCCTAAATTTTCTCCTATAGTATTTAGTGCTATTAAATACACAGCAAACTCTCGCTGATTTGTTGATATATCTAAATTATTATCTGTAGCAAATTTATCAATAGAATCTCTGATTTCTAATAAATTTTTAAATCCATGTATCTCTGACCTACTACTAAATGTCATTCCATTACCTGCAATAAATGCAGTTAATGTATCCATTTCAGAACCCATTAATAATCTTATTCTTGGTACAATAGTTTCAAATGTTTTCAAATATTGATTATTTGAATCCATTTTCATTAATCTATCAATCTCTTTATTTAATATATAATTGTTATCAATTATTTGACCAAAAGTATTATTTAATTTAGTAATAACATCTGAACGATAATCTTTATACATGTAAAATTTTCTAAGTGAATTTATTACTGTAGTATCTGCTATTTTTGCCCAGAAAGGTCTTTCAGATTTCGCTTGATTATTAATTCCTACTAAGTTAGCTTGTGCTTGATTAGCTGATGGTTGAGTATTAAATCTAAATACTACTTGTTTAAATTGATTATATGCAGATAAACCACCTTCATATTGATTTAAAGATTGTTCAAAAGCATCAAACATGTATTTATATTTTCCTACTATTTTTGACATTTCTATAGGATGAGTAGTATATGCTGCTATTATTTCAGAATACATTTCTTCTACAGTTTCTTGATCAGTTAATCCTGTAGTATCTATTTCTTGTTTATTAGATAATAAATTTTTAATTTTTTTATATATTGTTTTAACATCTTTATTAAATGTATTTAATATTTTTTTATCTTTCATATTATCTAACACATCATCGTATACATGATGTGTTATTTCATGCGACATAGTATCTACATCAGCTGCATTTTTTAATATAATAGTTTTTGCTTTTACATTTCCCACACCAGGATTTTCTTCTAATGAAACCTTTTTACCCTCTTTACCTCTTTCCTCTAGGTTACCTACCATTTTTATACCAAGCTTAGACATTAAATGTTGAGCTGCAACTTTACATGTATCTGTACTTACAAGATTATCATTACTTCTAATTTCTTCTTTAATAGTGTAATGTAAATCTTCATTCTTAAATTTATCCCCTTCAAAAGTTTGTTCATTTTGTTTTTGTAATTGTGCTAAGTTTTCTTGTTCGTTTAATTCTATTGCTGCTAAACTTTCCTGTATAGTTTCTCCTAATGAATCTTCAGCTAATTCTACTCTTTTATCTACAGATGTATCATCTTCATTTGTTACTGATTGCTGAAAATTATAATTATCTCCAGAACCTTTCATATCTTTTTTAAATTCTATTTGCTGGTCTGTATCATTTGTTTGTTGTTTTCTTACAGTAGCACGAATTTTACTATTTTGTTCTTCTGTATTAACTACATTATTAAAATCTTTTCTAGTTCGTAATTTTCTATTTTTAACGTAAGAATTTTTATTTTGTGAAACATTTTCTTGACCAGTAGCAGCTTCTTCTTCAACATCTACATTTGATTCAATATCTTCATTTACTATTACAGGTGATTTTAATGGATTAGATAAATCTGTTTGAACTGTTCCTTCAACACTACTATCTCCTGTATAAGAAGAAGCTTTCTCATTTACTACAGTATCTCCCTGTGCATTTTTCTTTACCTGAATATTTTGTTCTAATTCATTTAATTTTTGTTTAGCGTTTTCATAGCTTTTCATCGTGGTATTATACTTTTGTACAGGTAACATGTTTGTAGTTAAACCTATTGCACCTGAAGATATACCACTAGCTAAACCTGCTACTAATGCAGCTTCTCCAGTTCCTTCCCATATATCTTTTGCTTCGTAACCTAAAGCTTCATTTAATTCTTTATTCTCAGTAATAGTTTCTATAACTTCTATAATAGATTCTCCAGTAGAATCTAATAAGGTATTTTTTAAAGTATCTTGTAAAATTAATTTAGTAAGAGCTTTTTTATCTGATACTTTAAGTACACCTCCTTCCATTTTAAGTAAACCAGAATCTAAATATGGTTTTAACTTAGTCATTATCTCTTTACTAAAATCTCTACCTCTTATAGCTGTTGCTACCTTAAATGCATCAGTTGCATTTTGACCACTTTTTTCTGCAAGTTTAGCAGCTTTCATTGCTTGTCTGGCCTGTGTAGAACGAAGTAATCCTTTACCATATACAGCTAATGGTAAACCCTCTTGTAATAAATCCCAACCCATTACTTTATTAGCTGTCTTAGTAGCAAACTTTTCTCCTTCTCTAGCAGTCATTCCATAACGAGCACCTTCATCAAGCATAGACTGCTTTTCTACTTCTCTATTTGCATGAGTATTCAATGCTACACCAGCACCCATACCTAAAGTAGCTCCTACCTTAGTACCACCAGCACCAAATGTAGAACCTATAGCTCCACCTATAGCAGTTGTTCCTGCTGTAGTAAGAGCTTGAGCACCACCTACACCTACTTGATAAGCCACTTGATCTGTAATTGAATCTGCTCCAGCATCAGATGGTAAATATACACTTCCAAAAAAACTTCCTATATTATTATATAAACCATGTAATACTCCTGTTGCAGTCATTCCTGGAGCATCAGTTAATTCATCAAAAAAAGAAGCTTGTTGTGTTTCAAAGTTTACTAATTCTCGAGGTGTTATATTTCTACTAGGATCTTGATATAAAGGTATTCCATTTTCATCTATTTGAACTCCACTTTCTTTATCAAATCTAGGAAGATTTGGATCAAATGGAATTCCCTCTGAATCAAATACTAAGTCAGAATTATCTTCTTCCATAGCATCTTCTACATTATTTAATTTCTTGTACAATGCTTGTGCAGAAAAGTCTTTCATAATAGGACTACTACTTACTATATTGTCTAGTTCAGTAGTATCAGAAAACGCTAATGCTATATCATTTAAACGTTCTTGTTCCTCATTATTGTATGTACTCATAATTTAATCCTCTAATGCTTCAACTAATTTTTTCTGACGTTGTCTGTTAGAACCATATAGTTTCTTAACTAGTTTTCCTGAAGAATCTAATTCATAATCATTTACTTTAGAAAAACTCCACATACTATAATCAAGCATATTATTTAATAATTGAGGAAGTTGTTTAATATTTGTAACTAACTTTAATGACTCCTCAATATCAGCATAACTATATCCTTTGTTATGTGCTTTAGTAACAAATTCATATACAGCCTTATCTACAATATCCTTTGCTTTATCTTTAGAAGTTGATTTATTTTCTTCATTTTTAATTAAAGTATCTTTAGTATCTTTTGATATAAAATTATTAGTTACATACTCAGGAATATCTTTAGCTTTTATTACTGCAGGTTTGGATTTACCCATTGTAGCACCATCTCCAATACTTGCTAACATTCCCCCTGCTTTAGCCATACCTCTACTTAATGCAGGATGTATCATTCTTGGTATAGCTTTAACTTTTTCTGAAATATAGTTACCAGCTTGGTCTAAATAACCAGGTGTAGGTAAGGAACTAGTTTCTACTTCAGTATCTGGAGCATCTGCTATTATTTTATTTATAGTATCTAATTGCATAGCAGATTTTTCTTCCCAGTCTAATTGACGAGGATCTGTATACGATAATATATCATCACGAATATCATCTAAAGAAACTCCTTCAGCTGTCTTAGTAAGTATATATTTTAACATACTATTATTAGCATATTCTCTTTGAATATTTATATTACTTCCTGGAGAAGCTTTCCTAAACTCTCTACGCTTTTCTGCTAAATCATCTATATCTCCTGTATCTCTATCTTTAGCATCTTTATCTAATTCCTTAAATACATAATCAATTATTGCTTGGTCATTTCCTGCTTGTTTTATATTAAATATTTGATTATCTATATACTTCTTTTGTTCTTCAGGAGATGCTTTACTATACCAATTCATTTGAGCTGGTTGCTGTAAAGATGCAAGACTATTTCTTCCTATATCTTTAGGATCAGTTCCACCAAGTAAATCAGGATCTACATTCATATCTTTCCCAGTAGATATTTTATAATAGTTACGTCTATTATTTAATGCAGTTTGATAATTTTTTAATCCTACAAATAAATCTGCTTGGTCTTTGTCTAAAGCTACATAAGAAGATTTCCCATCTTTTGTAAACTTAACAATAGACATTCCCTTAAATCCTGTATCTTTATTAGGCATAAAATCTTGGGTAGTAATTCCTGAAGGTATTGTAGCTGAATTATTTTTATCATTTATAATATTTTCTATTTGTTTTATCTTAAACGCATTATCAGGATGCAGTATTTCCATATCAGTAGAATTTATAAAATTACCCATATCTTTTGTAGAATGTATGGACATGCCTAAATTATTAGCAGCAGTTGCAATAGTAGCTCCTACACCTGTTCCATCAGTTTTATAATTACTAACTAGATTAGTTGCAGAAGCTAAGTTATATTCAAAATCAGCATACTGTTTAGCCATCTCTGGATTAGCTTTTTTACTCTTTCCACTACTAGTCATAGGTGTAAATAAATCCATACCACCAGTTTCTTCACTTCTAATCTTTTCTGTTTCTGCTTTAGCTTTATCTGCTTTAGCTAAATGTTCTAAAACCTGAGCTTGATGTAAAGCTTTTGTTGTAGGGTCTTTTGCTCCCATCTCAGCAAATAAATCTAAAATTTCTGTATTATAATCTCCTTCTAATCCTTTAAAATGACTTCCTAAAGCAGCTGCTAATTTAGAATATTTTGTTACAGTTAATTTAGCATGCTCTCCCATAAATTGATTTAATCCTGTTACATCTTTATTAGCAGCTAATTCCATTACAGTATTCAAATAATCATTCTCTTCTTTCTTTTCTTGTAATGCCATATCAAACTGAATACTTTTCATTCGCATACTTTGCTTAACATTTTCCATTTCAAGTTCAGTCTTTTGACGATTTAACTTTGAAGCTTCTATCTGCTCCTCAGCAACTTTAATTTGAGTATCTTTAACATCAAGATTCTTATAGCTATTAGCCATATTAAGGGCAGATTCACCTACAGACATTACATCTTTAATACCACCCATCACCCTATCCCATGTACTAGGTTGATTTTCATGATAACGTATATCCCTATCAAGTCCTTTTATTTGTCCTTGAGTAGCTACACCTTGATTAGTTACATAGTCATTAGGATCTATTGGTCCTCGTTTTGCTGTAATATCTGCCATATCTTATTCTCCTGTTCCTTGTTCTTGGATAAACTGTTCTCTAGCTGCATCCCTTGCAGGATTAGTTTCATTCATTAAATCTTCCTGAGTAGCTCTCTCAGGCATAGCTGTAGAAGTATCTGCTGGAATATCTTCAGGATTTAAATCCTGTTGTACATACATTTCACTAACATTTGCTTTACCTGATACAGGGGTTAATTCTTCTCCTGGTCTAACTGTTTCATCAGTTGGAGCAGGTCTATTATTAATATCAAATCCAGGATCAATTTCCTCTCCAGATGGTTGAGCAGAACCAATTTCTTCTACACTCTTTTGCGATGTATCTCTTCCTAATTGGTCCATTAATGACATAGCTTGGTCATACCCATTATTATTATACAATAAGTTAAGAGCTAGTTGAAAACTATCCCAATCTTCGTCTGTAATATTTCCTTGCATATAAGATAATGCTAAAGCATCTTGAGCATCTTGTCTATTATTAATTCCTACTCTTTCATATCCAGCTTGAATATTAGAAATCATCTTATTAAAATTTTCTCTGGTCATATCACGACCAACATTACTTGTACAAGCATTAGTCATGTATCCTAGCATCTGATTATATTCAGCTGCATCGTCTATATTACTACCACCAAGACCTAAAGCATTTAATGGTGCTAACATTAAGCTACCTGTGTAATCCATATTACAAGTATAATCTACATCATATGGTCTAATCTCATGATTAACCTTTTCAGAGTTGTGCATATCTCTATCTAATATTTGACTCTGGTCATATACTGTCTTTATCTTACCATTGATATCTGAAGCTCTACCAGAATGTCCATCAATACCTACATTGTAATAATTTCCGTCAGCTAATTGATAATAGAACTGTCCATGATGTTCAGTACCTCTAGCAGCTTTCTCAAATATTCCTGTCTGACCTAAAGCTTCTCTATATAATCCTCTATGATATTGTTCTCTACTATGACCAGTCTTAGCAGAGTTTGCTGCAACTCCACAAACAGCACCGATTACAGCACCTATAGCAGCTCCTAGAGGTCCTGCTGCTGATCCTACCATAGCTCCTGCAGCTGCTCCAGCTACAGCACCATTCTTTCTATCACTAGCAGTACTTCTTCCATTCTCACAAAATTGTTCTACACCTTGTACAGCTAATACAGCAGCTGCTCCCCATGGACCAAAAGCAGCTCCTGCACCTCCTGTAGCACCAGCCCACCCAGCTGATGTTCTATCTGATTTACCTCTTGATTGAGCTACTGTCCAACCAGCCATAGCACCATTTAATCCATTAGTAGCTTTTGCTCCCCAAGTATTATTTGCATAAACAGATCCTGCTTGTTCTGATGCAGTAGATTCTGTAAGTGATGCAGTTGTATTATTTTCTGCACCAACATAAGCTCCTTTTCCAGCAAGACTTCCCCCACCTTGATATCCACTACTAGCTACAGAGTTTACTCCAGAAGCAGCTACATTTTTACTTCCTTCTTTAATTACTGTATTAGCTGCAGTTTGTCCTACAGAAGCTGCTCCTTGTTCTCCCACAGTTGATCCAAAGTATTTTAAATAATAAGGTTTTATTGCTCCATAGGCTTGTAATCCAGAGTTCATAGTATTTAACACTCCAACAGTTCTCTCGCCTGTAGACATCCTTGACCAGTTATTTCCTAATTGATAAACACTATTTCCAAAAGTGTATAATGCTAATACATCTTGTACTCCTCCTACAACAGCATCTCCACCTAAATAATTATTCAATCCATATTTTTGAGATAATCCTGTTACTGTATTTAATCCTGCTACTGTATTTTGCATAGCATTTCTATCTTTCCAGTTGATACTCATGTCAACAAAATCACCCCATTCCTTGATAGCATAATCATCTACAAAGTTTTTTGTACCATTATAATAATTACTATATGAATTAGCTAATGCCCTTGTTCCTTGAATTATCTTATTTTTAGTATCATAAGAATTATAATTACTTAAATAAGTGCCAACTGGATATGCTACACTATAGGCTTGTATAGGATTCCATGACATGTTTTCTGCTAAAGTCCATTTACCATATACAGTATCTCCTATTTTAGCACCAACAGTTCCCCATGTATAAGTCCCATCAGGATTATACACCACATCAAAAAAACCAGCTGTATCACGTCGTAATAATGGTACAGTAGAAGGATCATTCATATATGTAGTAACATTATTTGCATTGTTACTAGCTTTTAATTTGCTTGCCCAATTATTAAGTATATTTAAATTACTTCTATCAGCATTAGATAAATTAGAATTACTAACTACTTTTTGATTAGTAGCATTATTTAAATATCTATTCTCATATTTAACATCTGGTTGATAATTACGTTCTGTTCCAGCAACTACAGCTTGCTGTCTTATGCTAGGAGTAGTAAATTCATTTATTCCAGGAGTTTGATTATTAGATTTTTCTTTTTTAGAAGATAATGTATTAGATAATCCATTAACAGCTACACTACCTGTAGGAGTATTATTACTAATGTTACTCCCAGTATTAATAGAACTACTGTTATTATCTAACCCATACGGTCTACTAGTTGATACAATACTTGCCATATTTAAAATACTCCCGATAAATCAGTGTCATCAAGTTCTGTGTTTAAATACTCCCAATAAGACATATTAGAATTAAAATTTGGATTACGTTCAGGTAAATTTATATACCCACTATTATCAATTATTTTACTACTCTGCCCACTAGCATTTTTAAGTAAAAATTTATTTCTAGGAGTACTAGCTTCTGCTGCTTTTTTCTCTCTGTAAATACTATCATTACCAGCACCTACATCACCAGCACTTCCTCCTGTACTACCTTGTGTATTATCAGTTATTCTTCCACTATTTCTATCAGAATTATCTCTTGCTAATCTATCTCTATCTCTTTCTCTTTGTTCTGCTGCTCTAGTTTCATCAATATTTTGATGCTCTTGATATCTATTATACCAATCTTCCCATTGATCAGACCACATAGATAAATCTACAGTACCTGTTTGTTCTATCTGTGCAAGTATCTGTTCATATTCTTTGTCATCAATCATCTTATTAGCGTAAGCTAAAGCTGCTTGTTGGTAAGCTAATGCTCTCCTTTCTGATGCAGCAGTATTAGCTTGATCATTTAATATATCTTGGTTTTGTGTATTAATAGCTTGCGTATTTGCAGCCATTATTTCATACATATATTTATTATATTCAGATTGTAAAGCTGTATCTAAGTCTGCTTGTTTAGCTCTTTGCTGAACAATAGAACTTTGAGCTTCTCCTGGAGTCATTGTAGTTCCTCTATTCCACATCTCCCATTGTTGTGTGGCAATATCAGAAACTGTTCTTTGAGGTGTTCCTGGAATTTGTTGTGAAAGATTAGCTTTATTAGGTGTATCCATTAAAGTCTGATTAGCAAGTTGTACAGCTGTATTCATATAAGACTGTCCTTGTTGCATCAAACCTAATCTTTGACTTACAGATAATTGGTCAGATAATCTTTTACCAGCTAAAGAATCATCTCCTAATCCTCTGGTCCATGCTGCATCTGCTCCAGCACTTCTTGCAGTCTGTTCTAATGCTCTATCTTCTGCATCTCTTAATAACCTTCCTGATGCTAATGTTTGAGCATTTTTAATTTCACCTCGTAAAGTATCTGCTATTCCTGGTACAGCTGTTTCTGCTGCTTGAAGTTTTTGTTGCTGATTAAAAGCATTTTCTATACCCACCATTTGTAATTGTAATGGCGACATAGTGTTTAAATAATCTACAAGTTGATTCTTATTAGCTTCACTAAGCTGACCTGCTTGCTGTAATGATAATAAATAATTCTCTGATATTTGCCCTTTGTTTTCTTTTGCAATAGCTCTTAATGTTTCAATAGGGTCTGTAAATTCTAATTCTGTTCTTTGAAAAGATAATGCACTTGGGTCAAGTAAATTAACTAATGCAACATTTCCTATATGTGGTATATCACTAGCATTTAATGAACTAGATGCTTCCTTAGTAATTGCTCCTTGTGAAAGTGTTTTAGAAAACGTTGCTGGGTCATACTTAGGAATACCTTCTTTACCACTAGTATTCTTTTGAGCTTGAGTATAAGATAAATTCTCATATCTCTTACTACCATCAGGAATATATGTATGATCCCCATTCTGACTTATAAGTACTACATCACTAAAAGAAGAACCTGGTTTATTAAAACGATATATGTATCTTCCATCTTCATATTTCTTATCAAACTTACCTGTATCTAGTACTTCACCAGTCTTTGCATCAACTACATATATCTGACCACCAAAATCTTTACTACTTAAATATACTAGATTACCAGTATGTTCGCCATAGGGTTTCCATAAATCTCCTGCCATATCTCACCTATATCAAATTAAATATATTTCCAGCAGAAACTACATGTACATGGTCTAACGTCTGACTTGTAGTTCTCTTATAATTATTCTCACTATTAAGTGTTTGTTCTATTCTTTGATTTTTATATTGAGCAGCATCAAGTTCATTGTTATCTTCACTCTGTAATTGTTGTGCCATTAACTTAATAGCACGTATATTACTAAATGGTACAATGTCATTGTCTGAATAAGAATCAAACAATCTTATTCTTCCTAGAATAGTTACTCTATACCACTCTTTACAATTACCACCTAATACTCTAAATCTTCTAAAACTTGGGTGAATATCTTTAGGTCTATACTCTCCTAGTAACCCTTTCTCTCCTGTTTCTGGTTTATACCAGTACAATCTTACATAATGATTAGTCTCAGTCTTTTCTATTCCTGTAATCTTTTTGAATTTAGTTTGAGTATATGCAGGACATTTCTTAGTTATTGATAAATGCTCTCCTTTAAGCATCACACCATCATGTGGATAATGCACTTCCTTTCCATATTCATCTATTCCATTGATGATAAAATGTGCATCCTCTGCTTCATCACAATACGGCAAAGCTATGATATGAGCACCACATGGAGGTAAATCAAATTGAGTAAAATATTTATTTGGATCTTCTACTAATCCTTTCTCAAATGGAACACAATGGTCTAATGTTGTATGACTATAGAAATCATAAAACTTATCCATCACATTCTCTACAGTCTTATCAATCTTAACTTTTAAAGGTAACTCCATATCTTGAGGCATGGTAATCATTCCATTATGAGTAATAAACTCCCATGTACGTAAACCACCATACTCTCCCATATAAAGTAATTGTTGCATAACTTCTATTGCAAATAATGATACAGTTTCATCATCTGCACATTTACCAGCTTTACCACAATACTTTGCTATAGCTAATTTTACATCTTTAAAAGATAATGCGTTCATTTCTATACCGTATGAATAGTAGATAAATCATCAGTTTTTACTGTATACTTTGTATTAGTTTCTTCTACAGGAACAGAATACAAAGCTAAATTCTTCAGCCTTTGCTTCACTTCTTTTACTTCTGAAGCACTCCTAGTAACAGTAGGCTTAACATCCATAGTAGGGTACTGCTTAGCCAACCGTCTTATTCTTGCACCACAACTTGAACAAGCCATACTATCTCTTTAATTGTCCACAGCAGTTAGCAGGTACATCAGTGCTTAATGGTTCGATAGGTGCAGTACCAGCTTTATAACCTTCACCATCAGTACCTCTTAGAGTTGTACCATCTTCAGAGATAAGTCCGTTCATAGTATATGTATATGAAAAGAATTTTAATCCTGATCTATCATGTGCTACATTTAGATCACAATGTGTTGCTCTTATGCTTGCCATAATTTCCTCCTATTATTTATTACTTAATTTTGGAACTTTAGGTTTAACATTAGTTTGATAACCTAAAGGTGTTGAAATAGAACGAGTATTAACTGGTACAGATTTTACCAAGAAACTACCCCCTCTAACTTTTGCTTTCGCAAGATTTTTATTTGTCATAGTACTCTCCTTTAATATTATGATACAGTCGTTCCTATATAAGTACAAGCAAAATATGTATATACAGGACTTTCTGTACCCGAGTTCATATCTTGATTATAAAAACTCATAATGTGTTTAATGTTACTTGTAGTAAGTAATCCATTATTCTCATCTATAAGTAAATATCCTGGTGGTATACTTCTACTATCTCCATAAAACCAAACGACTTCATCTTGTCTTCTGTTTTGTACATTAACCCATTTACCACCTTCAAACTTGTAAAAACCATCAAATGTTCCATTGTTATGAAGTTTAACCCATAATCTTCCTTTATCATCTTCACTTGGAACTTCGGCTCCTACAACTACAAAATCTACATTAGAATTTACATCAAGAGTTATTCCAAAATATCTTTCCATTTGTTTCAAAAACTTCTCTGGAGTATCCCAGCAAATATCATTAGGAATATCTTTTAATTCTAATTTACCATAAACCTTATTTACACTAGCACTCATACAGCCTCCCAATAATCCGTAGTATGATACAAGTTAATATCTCTTATCTCATCACAGTCTAAGTAAATCTTTTTACCACTTTCTAATTCACATAGGTTTTCATCATAACTTGTTCGATGAATATCACTTATGATAAGTATATTTTCTAATCTCCAATACTCTCCACTTATATCAATTCTAAACTGTACACCTCTATATACATCACCATACTCTCCTGTGGATTCATTACATATAGTTTCTTCTGGACTTCCTAAACTCAAATCTCTAAAGTAATGCTCTCTTAAATTCTCTGGAGTATCTTTACTACATACAGGTGCTGTATATTCCCAGTGTTTCCACAACGCAAACTTCCCATAATCATTACTTCTTCTTACATCTAATGTAATATCACCTTTAAGTGATTGCAAGCCTAAATGTACATTACGTTCCTTTTTATCTTGGAAATAAGATTCACATCCATATTGTTTTGTATATATCCTAGACTTAATGTTTTTCTTTTTACCATCATGAATATCATAAGATAATTCAGGGTCTATAATATAAATCTGGTTCTTATATTCAGGATCTTTTGTAAACATATACAATGTATCCTGACATACAACTAAATCTTGAACATTAACTCCTGTCCATATTCCTGCCCATACAGGAGCAGACTTATTTGTTAATGAACTTGTTGAATCAAGTTCTAATACAACCATGCCTTTAAAAGCATAATCGTAAGTGTTGTTTCCTTTAAGGTCTATTGCTTCAGTAACTATAGGTTTTACTGTAATGAATACTTTATTAGCAAACGCTTTAACTACTGTAAGCTCTGCTAAATCTGGTCTATCTGTGTACACCCAATTAAATACATCTAAGTCCATAGGAGAGTTTTCCCATGCTTGTGTGTACTCTTTAGAAATAGTTAAGGTTCTTATATGTCCATCTCCTGACATAAAGATTATATCAGAGTTCAAGTTATCCACAGCTTTTGCACCAATTATACCCGAGTTATAAAGAAGCATTGTGCCAAATGCTTCATTACCCTCAGTCCACTGTGAACGAGCTGTATTAGTTTTATAAGAATAAATCACATCTTTAGTTGCTACAAACATAGGACCTACACCTGTGCTTGTATCAAGTACTTGTAGAAAACCCATTGCAGTTATAGGACTGTGCTTTGAAATACTACCTAAAGAAAATACTTGACCTTGATATTCGCTTGCTTCTATATATACTTCATTAAAAGTAATAGGAGCCTTTGGAGCAGACAAAGAACCTACAGGATCACCTGCTGTAAAAGAGTTAGAAGCATCAGCAACAAATAATCTATTTGAGTTGTAGCATCCCATTACAGTTGCTGGAACATAATATACAGGATCTCCTAATGTATCTACTTGCCCCGTAGGACTCCTATAAGCATGATATCCATCAAGTATTATAGGTCTATCTGGATAATCAAAAATAATTAAATATTCCCCAGCATTTGAAAAATTAACCCTCGATACATATTGATTTAACCTTTGTGTTCTAGGTTCATACCTATTACCTATCTGTTTAAATTCATTCTCCTCTGGGTCAATTTCTACATACTGAGCTTTCCTTGTTTTAGGATTTAAAATAAATATTAAACCGCTATATACGCAAACTATTCTTTCCCCCATTACAGTATAATAAGAAGTAGCTCCTTGAAACTTTCCTTTCTCAAAGACTTCCTTATACTTTATTTTTCTACCATTATTATCAGTAAAGAACGCATCTTCATCTTCTAATGTAAATGGTGTTTGAACATAACCACTTCTAGGAGAAAGATACCCTCCTTTAGTGGTAACATTGATACCTTTATAATAATTTCCATCATCTATTTGAGAAGGAAGTTTACTAGCATTCTGACCTAAATAAAAGGTAGAACTTCCTCCTGAGGTTACCTTTGAAGAACCAAGTGCATTTTGTAATTCTTGTAATAATTGATTACTCGCCATCTACAGGTTCTAATTCCTCCAATTCTTTTTTAATGTTAGACAATGTTTCTTTAGTTTGTTCTAAAGATTCTTCAGTAAAATTATGAAGTGCTGTCATTAATTCTAAATCACCTTCATATATTATACCAGATTTTACAGCAGTTAAAATCTTTGATTGTTTTTTTATTAATTCTTCATAATAAGAAATACTATTTTTTAAATCATAAATACGATTTTGTTTTTCTTGTTGTGCAGCAATCTCTTCTTCCTCTAATCTTTTTTGTTCCTGTATTTCATTATATTCTTCTTCTGTAAGTTCTGTGTATTTAGAAAGTCCAGGATTAGTATAAGGATTAATTGAAAGAATATTCTTTCCAGCATCTTCTACAAATGTAGATACAATAGTAAGCCATTTCCCTTCTTTCCCTTCTATCTCATATCCTCTTTCATCATTAGGGATAGTAGGAATAACTTGCCATTCTACCTTTGTTATTTTATCTTCATCATTTTTCAAGTACTTTACTATCTGCATCTTGTTCTCCTAATTTAGATTTTAATTCTTTTACTTCAGATGATAATTCTTTTATTCCTTCTAGTAATAGGGTAATCATAGCTCCTATATCAATACCTGTAGGAGTTCCTTCAATAAATTTAGATCCTGGAGTATCATCTTCTAATAAAGAAGCACATAAAGGTTCTACTTTATATACTTCATCTGCCATCATTCCTAAATGAGTTCTTATGTTATCTCCCTCTTTAAAATTAAATGTATAAGTACGTATTGAATTTACTTTATCTAAAGATGTAGTTATTTTTCCTTTAGTAATATTTCTTTCTATAATATTTCTTTCTATAATATTTTCTTTATCTTTTCTATCACTATGTTGTGTTAAAGTCCCACAATGCATTTGTGCATAATAATTATTATTACTGCCAACGTGTCCAGAATTGTTTGAATTGGGATCTACCGTATTTGAATATGTGTTAGTAGCATAAATATTTTTCCAGTGATGAGTAGAATCCCCTAAAGTAGATGCTGTGGAACTAGAAGTAGTAGGAGGCAATAATTTTAGTGTTCCTGAAGTAGCACTATAATTTATATTAGTATTAGTTTCTACATTTATAGAAGTTACATTTGAACCACCTATCCTAATATTTCCAACATGTAAATTATTAGTATGAATTTTATTATAATAATTACTGTCCCCAATAGTGTAAGTATTACTAGTACCTGGTTCTAAATTAGCCTGTACAGAAATAGCTGTTCCACTTACGGTTTTTAATTGATTAGTTTTTATATATTGTATCCACCCTTCATACCAAGCATTTGTATTAGTACCCAACGATACGTTACTGCTAGACTTACGTACTACATTTACATCAAAAACTGCTTGTGTAGGCTGCAAATTTAACTTATTTCCATTACCTATATTAAAATTAATATCTCCATAATTTGTATGGTATGTTCCACCTGCACCACAATTTATAGTTATATTTCCTCCATCTGATGGTAATGAAAAATAACTATTTTCTTTTCTTACTGTATCTATATATGCTGTGGTATATCCATTACCTGGATATCCTAAATCAAAAGCAGTAGCACTTCCACTTTTTGGTTGAAAGTTTGCTACACCACCAGAATAGTATTCTTCAAAATAAGTTAATCCACCAAACTTATTATTAAACGTGTTCCAATCAGTGCTAGATAAATATCCATCAGTTGTAGAACTAGCTTGAGAAATACTTATATCATTATTAGCATCAATACTAATAGGAGAAGTAGCTGTATAGGTATTTCCTGATGTAGGAAGCGTTGCTGTTACAGCTGTTGCTGCATTTGCAGTAAATGTTACAAAAGGAGTAACTCCATCACTCTCATATATTGTAAGTGTTGCATCATTTACTGTAGGCAAAGATGCACTAGTAATAAATCCTGAATTAGTATTATCATAATTAGCTAAATCTGTATCAGCAGGAAGTGCTGGAATATCTGATAAAGTAATAAATTGACTAGTAGTATTATCATAATGAGATAAATCAATATCATCAGGTAATGATGGAATATCCGATAAAGTAATAAACTGACTAGTAGTATTATCATACTTACTTAAATCTGTATCAATATCTAATTCAATATCATAAGAAGCATCTGATATAGCATCTATTCCATGATCTACAGATAATAGTACATTATTTGAAACTACTGATTTCTTAGTATCAATTCTATTATAAATATCATCAACTTGATCTTGTAATGCTTCACAACAATGTGTGCTTTCAAGTATTTTAACAGGAACACACTCATTACATTTTACATCAATAACACCACCTTCTTTTCCTTTCTCCTCATTAAGAACTTTCATGGTGTGTTCATTAATTATTTCTGTAACTAAGTATTGATATCTTGTATCTACAATTATTATATCGCCTACTCTTATAGCACTTGTACTATCTACAGACATTAATGCTTCCTGTCCCACTGCAGGACACTTAAAATCAGCTCTTAAACATGTAACAGTATTATCTATAATAGGTGTAGCATTAGGTGCAGTAATTAAAAATTCCATACAACTAGGAAATATTGTTCCACTAGTTGCATTCTCTTTCATTCCTACATTCTTAACAGTAACATAAATATCATAACCACTATATGTAACAACTTCTAAATATCCTACTGATTCATTCCATATCCAACAATGAGGAACTAAATCTACACACTCCCTTAATACAAGTACAGTAGTATCATCTACTGCAGGCATTTCAAAGGGGTCTTTAACTATTAACTTGTTACTAAAGTGATTCATTATAATTCCCTTGAATAATTAGTTGTGTTTCAAATAAAGCTCTATTAGTTCCACTATCAAACTTAAATGGTAATTCAGATCTTGGTAATACTCTCAATATATGATTTAATGTTATTGTAACAGTGTTTAACCTATCATTATCTTCATCATAAGGATCTAACCTAAATAGTATTTCATAATCATAATTAAAACTTCTAGGACGTTTACCATCATCATGTACAGCATTTACATAAACATTATCAAAATTAGAACGATTAATATTTTCAGTATTAGTACTAGTACCTGATGCAATATTACCATTAGAATCTAAATAACTATCCACTATTGTAAGATTACACTGTTGTTCTGCTAAAAACATTTTATTTGTTTCTTCTTCTATAATACCATTAACATAGCAATGAGCTCTAATATTAAGTGTTAATGGATACTGAGTATTGTAATTACTTATATTAGCAATAGATGCTGAACCACTATGATTATGATTTATAGCTATAGTAACTGGTACTAATTCAGTAGAACCTTCCTTAGTTGTTTTAATTAAATTTATTATATAATTATTTAAAGATAATGGCCTCCAACTATCAGAATAAATAGTATCTTGTAATGCTTTAGGAACCCATGCACAACAGCTTTCTAAACAAACATTCGTTCCTACAGGATAGGTTGTAATCTCTGTAAAGGTTATTTCTGGTTTTAATTTTAAATGGGTACTATCAACTATCTCATCAATAATAAACTTAACATCATCAATTAAAACTTTGTTATCAACATTAAATATAGCTGTATTCTTTACTGTTGCAACATATGCTTGGTCTAATGTATCTACTGTAAAACAAGTAGTAAGATAAGTACAATTCTCATCAATATAAGCATTAACTAAATCCCATCTCTTATGAATATTATTCCATCTTAAAATCTGACCATCAGCTTCACCTTGTATTGTAGTTAATCCATTATCCTTACATACCACAATATTACCAGTTGAAACAGGTGTTGCTTCACAAGGATTTGTTTCATACACTATTAATGGAACAGATGGTTCTCCACAATCTTCAGGGTCAAACCTAATAACTACACCACCATCTGCACCATCTCCATCATTACAAAGTCTTAATGTACTTTTATTAACGATAGCTCCTATTCTATACACATAGCCAGATACAGAAACTTTATTGTTTATTCCTAATCCAGATACACTAGTAACTGATGCTTCTTGGCATGATCCTGGTGCTGGTGAAATAAAATCTGCTGCAAGATAAGGACTATCTAAATACTCTGCTTTACTATCATTACCTATATTAGGAATACCTACTGTAAACTCTGTTCCTGCTACAACTAATGAACCAAAGTCAACATTAATATTTGCAGGTGTTGCTATTACAGTTTTAGTTTCAGCATTATAAGATTTAACTGTTAATCCACCTACTCTTAAATTCCAAAGTATTGCACCTGGTGCTACAGATACAACATCTTCTAATCCTATCTCCACCTCATTGTCAAACTTAGGAACATTAAAAGGTGTAGTAGTTTTAACTGTAGTAGTGTAATTATTATAAACCTCTGTATGCTCATGGTCCTGCAAACAA